CTCTTCATTAAATTTATAATCAATCGACAAGTGCCGGTCCCTCCACTACAGTGCTTTTACGAATATCTACAAACTCACCACGATCAGTCTGCAATACAAACTTCTCAGACATCGGGTTGTTCAATACTTCAGGCATTGTGCCTACTTCAACGAGCTCTTTGTTCTCGTCTTTCCAATGTTTAAACTTGATTCTAAACTTTTTCATTTCCATGATTCGAATATACTCTTGTCTACTCGTTCTCGTTTTAAACCTTCACCAAACTCTGTATTGTCCATGACTGGCTTGTCAGCAATGTCAGGTCCAATATTGTTCTGTGCATTCTGTTCTACATCGTACAGCTTCATTCTTGATCGGTCGACTCCGACGACAAATCGACGATGGAGACCGGGGTCGTTGTAACGATTCTTGAGCTGTTTAATGAGGAGTTGACCGAGGCTCTCAAGCTCTTCGTTAGAAATGGCGGCAAACATAAAATCCGCAGTAGCGGGCAATCCAAAGGACTCGCTAGTGTCCTCGAGGCCGACGTCTGATGATGTAAAGCCTGTACGGTTCGTCTGCGTTGCTGTAAAGATCGGTAGGTTGAATTCAACTGCAAGCCCTCTTAGTTCTTCGGCGATGGCCTTGACATAGGAATATGTGTTGACATTGGCACCCATACGGATACGAGATGAAACACATAGATTGAGATAATCGATATAGATGATATTAGGTATGAAGTTCTTCTTCAGCTTCAACTCGTTGAGTAGATGTCGAAGGTGACCACTACCGATAGAGGCAGTAGGATATTCTTTGACGATCAACTTACCAGCTGTCTTACCTTTGATTCGATTGAGTTTAGTTTCGTAGGTGTCTTTAGGATATGTCGACAGATCGTTGAGAGGGACACCCATGAGATTCGCATCGATACGTTCTGCGATCCTCTCTTCGGCCATTTCTAAGGTAACATACAATACGTTCTTACCTTGCATGAGGTTCGATGCAGCGAAGTGACACATCATCAGTGTTTTACCTACACCAGTACCAGCAAGAATTACGTTGAGTGTTTTACGAGGAATACCACCGCGAGTGATACGATTGAAGTAATCGAGGTCGAATGGTTGACGTTCGACTACCTTGTGATAGAAGTCGTATCGTGATTCGAAGTCTTCGAGGAAGTCATGACCAATATTGGTATCGAAGGAGACAGCGAGTGCATCAGACAAGATTTCAGGCAATGCACCTTTGTCTTTGTCTGACTTCCCATCGATCACCTGAATCGATTCCATAATGGCGTTGTAGATTGCTTTGTCTTGACAATACTTCTCTGTCTGCTTCAACAGCCACTCTTCATCCGTGTCTGATTTATTGAGCGACCCAATGAACTGTACACAGGCCGCATGAGTATCTGTATTGAGAGACAACTCGTCCACCTCGATCTTCAGCGCTTCACGAGATGGACATGCATTGTATTTTGTAAAGTACTTGTCTACGAGGTTGAAGACAATACGTTGCTCATGATTGACAAAATATTCTTCTTTAAGAAATGGTAAGACACTACGAATGTAGTTCTCATCATATAGTAGATTGCTGAGTATAAGATTCTCGATTGAGATATCACTCATTAGTTACAAACTCCTCTATCTCTTCGTCTGTGATAATAGCAGAGTGACCAACTTGATAGGTCTGCTTTATATATTCATTAAACTTTTCAGACGTCACAATCGGCAACCAAAAATCTTTGGTGTCAGTATCTTTCAGTCTAAATTTTTTGTCTTCTACTTCCCCGGTGGTGACATCAACACGGGAGTACCAACCGTTACTAGGTTTGACGATAAATTTTCCTGCCAATGCGATATCGAGTAGTCCAGACCAACGACTAATACCGCCGCCATGAGTAACAGTAACAGGAATCTTGGATTTTTCTCGTACATAACGTGATTTCTCCACATTGATAATGAAGTTATATCCTACCACATCTTTGCCTTCTTTTTCCTGTTGACGACCAATAATGTAGATGTTGTCTGCAGAATAGTATGAACCAGTACCACCACCAACGATATCTTTCGGGAACAAACTGATCTCTTTGTAAGTATGATTCACAACGACCATCGGAATATCTTTGAGTGTGAGGTGTGGCGTGACCATACGGAACAATGACTTGATCTGTTTTGCACGTGACATATCGGCAACTGCTTTCTCGTTGAGTGCATCTTCGACTTCTTTCTTCGAAGCGAGATTACCAATAGAATCGACAATCACAATGACTTTATCACCACGATCTACATTGTCGAGTTGTTTCATAATATCGAACTTGAGTTGCTCAACGTCTGTTACAGGTGTGTGCAGTACACGATCCATATCGATACCAAAAGTTTCGAAGTATGATTGAGGTGTACCGAACTCTGAGTCATAGAACAACAAAGCAGCGTCTTCGTACTTGTCGAGATATGCTTTCGCCATCAACAAGCTGAACGCTGTCTTGAAGTGTTTACTTGGACCAGCCCACATCGTAAGACCAGGTGTGAGACCACCATCGAGTCTGCCTGACAATGCAAGATTGATGATAGGAATGGCTGTTGGAATCATATCCTTCTTTGTGAAGAACTTTGATTCAGAAAGGATAGCTGTATCCTTGATGGTTGAATTCTTTTGTAACTTAGATAAAATTGACATGTGAACTCCTATACTTTTCACTGTCCCATTCTACTCTAATTATTTTAATTTGTACATGCTATTGGTCTTAACTTCGATGATGCTGTTATTAAATGAGCATAGTCACTTTGAGCTTCTTGTAAAGATTCGCCAAAGTTGTATTTATTTTCAGGATAACCATCACGGAACCATTCTTGATGATCAAAATGTTGTTGGCCAATCTTTGCTATTCCAGTACAATCAATTGCAAATGTATCGTACGGTTCACATAAAATTTGCCACCAACCATATTCTGCTGCGCCTAATTGTTTTGTTTTATACAAATATAAAGTTCTGGCCCAATCAAACATATCCGCTTTATGGATAATGACAAAATCATGTACGCCCATCGAATATAGGCTTTGTAATTTTATTGGGGCTTTAATACATTCTTCTATAGAACGACTGTGATTAAACGAATGAAAACCTATAGGTGTACACTTATCATATACTATATCACAATAATCTTTGATATGACACTTCAGTTCGGCTCTACAAAATGCATCATATCTTACTCTTATAATAATATCATATTTTTTTTGATCTATCAGATCTCTCACAATCATAGCATGCGCTATATGTTGTTTCATATGATTGCGGCTTTTTAATCTAGCGTGTATTGTCGTTTCGCATTCTTTTTTTAATTTAGCGAGTGGATTAGGATCATTGATAAATCTTTGTGGTAATTGCTTAATATCGATTTCGTCTTTGCGAATTTTTTTCAATACTTCGATAGCAGTTTTAAAATGTGTTTTAGCTGGATGATAATGAGATCGTGGTTCTTGATGAACAATATTAATAAATGGTTCAATAGATTGATTGTGCCATGTTGAGAAAAAGTAATCTGCATCCGGCAACATTTTTTTAAATCTATAAATATTTTGTTGGTATGATCCTCTTAACTGACCAGAAAAACATACAGCAATCTTTAACGCCATCTTTCTCTCTCTATTTTTACATATGCACAACTAGCACAATAAACATTAACATGAAATGGTTCACACAAAATCTGCCACCAGCCGCCTTCTGCCGATTTTAGTTTTTTAGAAGCAACTAAATCATATACTATTTGTGGCTTAAACATATCTGCTCTATGACAAATAACTACATCTCCAAAAGCTTCTATATGTGGTATATAATTGAATTTTGTCCCTTCATATTCTCCCATATATCCAATCGAAACTGGAGTTTTTTGATGATACGAGAGATTAATCATGTAGTGTAAAACTTCTCGTGTAAAATCTTCAGTATATTTTAAATCGTATCGTACACGAAATACTACATCATAATCTTTGTCTTCACAATATTTTTCAAATGCCAATGCATGCGCTAGATGTTGTTTGACTCTATCTCTGCCAGTTTTTCTTATCTGATAACTTAATACACGATGCGGCTCAGCGCCTGTTTTGGCAGGAGGTACAAAACCATTTTCTTTTTTTATTTCTCTCAGTTGTTTTAACCATACTTTATGAATATATCTTTCACTGTTATATGGTATATGCGGCTCTTCAAACTTATGATCTATCCAATCAAAATCGTTATCGTCCCACGACGTAAAAAACATATCAGCTTCTGGTAAGTGTGTTTTCCACCACCATATATTATCTTTATACGACTCGCCTCTGATTTGACCAGAGAATAAAACTGCAACTTTCATCTGTTTATAAACAATTCCAAATCTTCAGGTGTACCCAAACCCCACATGCCATCAACGTGATACGCTTGTATTTTCTTTCCATCAGCTATCGCTTCATTGAATACAGGGCAAACATAAAACTCATTGTTTACTCTGATATTTTTGTTTATCATTTGTTTAGCGTACTTAACAAAATCACTACCCTTTTTCCAATAATAAAATCCAACGGTTGCATTGTCACTAATAGGATCTTTTTCTGCAACTCTTATAACATAACCATTCTCATCTATTTCAGCAAAAGACCATTTCGGATGAGAAGCTTTAAACGTTACAATACCACCGTCACAATCTTTTTCTTGCATATTGTACATAAATTCTACTGGATCCCATTCAACAAACTGATCGCTGTTTGCAAAAAATAATGGATTATTATTGTCAATCAAATTTTCTGCCAGCAGAGCTGTGCAAGCAGCTCCCTCTGTGACGTAATTAATATCTACGATACTATTATTAGACGTCATCATATTCATCATAGTATCTAGATTAAACTTGTCTCTGTGTTCTTCTTGACAAATATAAATATGATTTGCTTCCATCCCAATATTTTCTACTACAAGCTGAATCATTGGTTTACCTTCAACTTGAATCAATGGTTTTGGAAATGAATAGCCGGCTTCTTTAAATCTTGTACCAGCTCCTGCCATCGGAATCAATACATTTAATTTAGGATCGCTCCATTTTAGTTTAGTTGGCTCGGATGAAATTTGTGGCATAATATTTTCGATAGTCACTTCGCTAGGATCTTTTACACGAATGACATTAGCACCTGATCTTTTAGCGGCTAATAAACCAGGAGGAGAATCTTCGACGATGACTGTTTCTTCTGGCAATACACCAATTCTTGACATCGCAGACCAATATAATTCAGGATGGGGTTTAGCATTATCAACATGTTCGTTAGCTAGCATCACATCCATTTGATTCCACAACTTAGCTGATTTTAATGCAGCGTGCATTGTTGTACGTATTGAATTAGTACATACACCAACTTTATATCCTTTAGATTTCAAATGCATTACTAGATCATATACATGTTGTAAAGCCCCTAGCTTTCCGATCTGCTCAGAGGTATAATCCTGCTTAGCTTTAAATATTCTATCGTGTTCCGAAGTTGGCAGCCCCTTGTTATTCGTCAGCATCTCAAGTTTTTGCTGAGTCTTATGGCCATCGTAAATTTTCAGATGTTCTTCTTCAGTGATGACATAGGTCTCGTCATAATTAGCGAGAGCCTTGTTGAGAGAATTGAAGTGGATGTTTTTGGCGTTAATCAATACACCGTCAAGATCAAACAAAACTAATTTTATCATGAATCAAATATTTCTCCGGTGTATCAGTACAAATGCCATAAAAGTTTCTTATATTTAGCCCGCTATCCTCGGGCATCACAGCGATACCTCTGATAGGCAAACTCACATCAATACCTGGATATGCCCAAATAAAACCTCGCGATGTCATAGTAAAATCATCTGTTTCATGCCAGAAAAAATTCAGTTTTTCTGTTTCATGATGGTTATGTAAATATACTAGAGCTAACATATTCTTGCAGTGTATCCACAAAAAGTTTCTTCGTGTGAACAACCACTCAAAAGAAACTTCGTATTGAGGTTCATCGTGACCGAGCCAAAATTCTACGAATTGATTGTTCTCAAAAATCCATAGATCTACTTCTACGTTAATCTCTAATCCACGAATGCACCGATCTATATGCGTAGGATCATTTTCTATGCTCGGATCTTTACCCGATACATTTCCTCTGTGTGATATGACTAACATCATCGTATCCGTGTTGAGACTTAAAACCAATTTTTAGGTCTACCATCTTGATGAGGTGAACCCAATCGAGCAATGCCTTTGTACTGCATTTCTTTTATATATCGAAAATTATAGAGATAATTTTCCATATAATTAACATTTTCTTGTAATGTATCGTGTATATCGAATCTATTTCGTACAAACTTCTTATCTTCTTCAGGTACAACTCTATTTGCAATTTTTTCGACTTCTTCTTCATCGAGATAATGCATATTTGAAAAATGTGTTATCCATTCTTTTATGATTTTAGTTGGTCCTATCCAAGAATAGTCCCAATCACTTAGAGTACAAAAATATACACCTCCAGCTCGCGTATCTTTTGTAATAGGTAATTCTACATGATCACCGATGAGATACATTGTATTTTCTTTTAGTATGACATCCTCACGAAAGAAACAGTCGGGTCTCAAAAAAATAACATAGTCGTAATCATCAAAAGAAATAACTTTATCATGCAGATCTTTCATTCTAATTGCTGGATATATTTGACTACACTCAAATCCCATTGCGCTGATATTATTAAGTCTCAGTTTGCTAAGGTCTAATTCTCTAATACTATGAAATCCCCAATATTCATCAGCAAAAATTTCATAAACCATTTTTTTAGTTTGATCGAACGACGTAATATTCTCATTTTCTTTCCAATCATCTTTATAATACTTAGAAGAAAAATTAGTCGGATCAAATGAACAAACTGTTGTAAATTTTGTATTTGGATTTTTATCTATGAGTTTTTCTTTCCAATTAAAATAATTAGTATGAAAACCATATTCGTAGTGTTGCTCTTTTGGTCTTCTAATTGCTATGCCACAAAGACATAAAAGGACACTAGTTACCGTCTCTGCCATGACCTTCTCTATTCACTCTCACTTCTTCCACTTCTACATCTCTCATCACATCTTGTTCAGTCATGAATGCGATAGGTGTCAACATCTCACGGTGTTTCAATCCTACATTGCCTGCAAGTAACAGACAAATTGCGAGAGGATCAAATACCACAATAAGCAAGATAATAATCCAGCGAACAGCTGTGTCGAAATAATCTTCAGCTTCATCACCATATATTAACTCAGCGATATATTTAAGAGGCCCAATCTCTGCTTCAAGTTGAATAGCTTGTCTGCGGAGTGGCAAGATTTCTTCGGTAAGGGTTTCGATAGTATCGTACGCATTAGAGATCGTTTGGTTGAGCGCCGCCCTTTCCTCGGATTGAGACTGCCTAACTGCAATCGAACCTTCAGGTCCTCGTATTCGATCGTATTCTTGAAGCGTGGATACCGCTTCGTCAAGTTGTCCGAGGACGAGCTGCGAATCATTGATGATACTACTTTGCCTGTCGATTCGGCGTTGTAACGATTCAATACGTATTTCATTATTACCTCCTTCCAAAACTGTCTGATCGACATGAGCTTTGGACAAATAACCAAAAATTCCCATCGACGTGATGACAATCAAAACTACGACTGCTATAGTCATATATATGCGCATCAACCATGGTGCTATCGACCAATTACGATAGAGCCACGATGCTGCAACAAGTTTAGAGGTTTCGAGGGCACCGGCCATAACGACCACAGACCAAAAAGCGCCCGCAAAAATAGTAGCAATACCGACTACTGAGAAGTAGCCGGCTACAGCGGAGAGTATAAGACCCATAGCCAGTGCCATGACACTAATTGGAAAACTCTGCATGTTATTCTCCTAAATTGTTTTTGTTCTTATAATCTAGGATCGCAGTTTTGATTGCATCTTCTGCGAGAACACTACAGTGGATTTTTACAGGGGGAAGGGAGAGTTCTTGAGCGAGGTCAGTATTCTTGATCTGATTAGCTTCCTCAAGGCTTTTACCTTTGACCCATTCTGTGAGAAGAGAACTTGATGCAATTGCGGATCCGCATCCAAAAGTTTTGAATTTAGCGTCTTCAATGATTCCGTTGGGCGAAACCTTGATTTGCAATTGCATGACATCTCCGCAAGCCGGAGCGCCAACCAAGCCTGTTCCCACGGTTTCATCCGTTGCATCAAGCTTTCCAACGTTTCTTGGGTTATCATAGTGGTCTAATACTTCCTTTGAGTATGCCATGGTTTAACCGGCTGGACAAACGCTCGCGTCGTCAGATGCGTCAAACAGATCGTCACCACAACCATACGTACCATCTTTATTTGAATCACAAGCACGCTGCCAATATTGGTCAGTGAACGAGTAACCATATTCGAATGGCACATGAGCTTTACACCATTCATGTGTACCCATTTGATTTGGGTTAGGTGTGGGTTCAGGTTTATCTACCTTCTCAGTAGGCCATTGCTTTTTAAATTGCACTGACTTTGAGTAAGGGTGATATGACCAAAGGTTAGGTTGCTTAGATACGAAAACATATTCATCATCGGCAACTGTGTAAACATCTCCGTTATCATACGTAATGGTGTGAGCGGTAGCCAACGATGTAAAGGCCACAAGGAGCAACATTAAGTATTTCATTTTAATCCTCCAGGATTTGCATCAGTTTTAGTTTAAAGGCATTGATCTTATTAACACGATCAGTACCTGGCCATAATATATATTCTTTCTCGGGCTCTTTAGAAAGATTACTCAATAATGGCTGAACGGCATTGTATATCGTTTGAGCCTTCACCCTCCATTGTTCCGCCTGTGCTTGCCATTCTGCAACTTCCGTGGCTGTACTAGATAATTCCGTTTTAACTTGTTGTACGGCATCAAGTTGATCTGCATCGACCAAACTGAAACCGAAATCAAACTCTTCTAAGTTGATAGCTAATTTCTCGTTTGTCATGAGAAAAAGTCCTCAAGTGTGGCTATCTTCTCAGACTTCCAACCGATTGCATGCAATATGATTTCGATTGGGTCGAGATAGCCTTTGACGAACTGTGTATCATAGTCTATATATTGTTCGAGACCAAACTCGTGCGGCAATACATCAGGACATGAGATCACAGTATCTCTGAAAGGATTCGGCTTGACCAAGTAACTAAACTTAATCTTCTCACCGCTTTTCACTTCCTCGTATTTTTTGGTCAGGTTATATTTATGCAAATAATGATTGTATAGTAGGCCACCTTTCACTTGAATCGGTGTAGCCTTTTTGTAAATAGTATCCTTATCGGCGTATGTACCAGGATATCGCTGACCAGTTTTGTGGTTAGTTTCCCACTTGATGAAGTTACACGATCGAGGGAATGCAACTTGCTCGAAACTGAGTGTTCTAAATTCTTGACGAATGTCTGCGATGTATTTCTGTACTGTGATCTCGTCAGTTGCCATGATGAGTTCGAGTGTTTTCTTAATGTACTCACGACACACCGCAGGAGTTGACGATCGAATGGCTTCGATGCCCATCATCTTGAGATCGGGCTCGTCATAGCGTACACCTTCGGAGTCATATACATTCATGATGTATCGCTTCTTGGCAGTCCATATTGCCTTGTCAGCGATGTTCTCCCGTTTCATGATCATTTTCTGTGCGTATGCATTTGTGTAGTCGGCAAGTTCTTGATATGACTTATCGATGAATGCTTCGACTTGTGTCTTTGCAATCTTGTCAAGGAATTCGACTGGATCTTTCGGTTGAGTCAGCTCGATCATCTTGTCGAATGAGACATACACTGAATCGGTGTCGATTGCAACCACATAGTCTCGTCCTTTGGTCTCGAGTATCTTGTTCAACCACGCGTTGAGCTTCTTCTCGATCCATCGAATGGACAACTGACCAGCCATGGTGATGGCCTCGGCATTATCATTGTCGAACCATCGGAAGTATTTGTTGGCAAGTGCGCCATAAGCTGAGTTCAGTTGAATTTTTTTGGCGTGTTGTAGGTTGTGATAACGGCTAATGTCAATCTCGAGTTCACGTGATGGATTCTTCTGATTTGCCAACTTCGCTTCGAACATCTTCTTTTTGTACAATACACGATCATCGTACATCTTCGCCATGAGGGCAGGCAAGAAACCTTGATAATCTTTACGATAGATCTTGCCATTAGGTGTCATAGTCACATTATATTCTTTGAGTGGCTCGAGGTCGAGTTCTTCGTTGAGTACTGTATCAACACTTGCATCCTTCGTAATAGTTAATAGGTCATCTGTCTTTGACAATCCTGTATCAGGTGAGATGTTGTATTGCTGAATGAGATGTGGATACAGTGAGTTGAGATCGAATGACATCACCCACTTGTGCATACCGACGATTGGTTCTTTAACGTAACCGCCTTCGATTTGACGATCAGAATTTACTGGTAATTTTTCTGAAACTACTACTTTTTGATCCATTAAATAATTATGAATAATAGTATCCCAAATACCCACCGAGCCAAGAGTATCTTCGTAATTAACTCCAGCATCATACGCAATAGTAAATATTTGTTCTATAAAACCAAGTTTTTCTTCTAAGTCGAAGATGAGATCTGTATCACGAATATTGTATTCGATAAACTTTTGAAAGTTGTTCTTGTACAACTCGTGCAAGTTACCATACTCACTGTAGTCAATCTTCTTTGTACCAAGTTCTGTCTCAGCAATGAAGTCGAGTCGATATGATTCACGAGGCTGTAGTCTAAATTTTTTATAGATAGCGAGATAATCTAGTTGTGAAATACCAAAAATACGATACGTCTGTGATTGTTTGTCACTTCCTGGTCGATATACTTTTGTATCTCTAAGTGGTTTAGGATGATCTTTAAATGGACACAATCTTTGTACTGCATCTTCACCACAAATTTTAGTAATGCGGTTGACAAGATATGGTATATCAAAAAATTCTATATTCCAACCTGTAACAACATCTGGTTTTATATTTTCCCACGCTTGAAGAAATTTATTTAAAAGATGCTTTTCATCTCTACATTTTATATAATACAAATCTTTCTTATCGTGAGTAAAATCACCACAACCTAAAACCACTGTATAAGATTTGTTTCGAAGAGCAATTGCTGTAACTTCTTTGTCGGCATCTTCAGGTTCAGGAAAACCGTCATCAGACGCGACCTCGATATCAATATTGACTACATTGATAACAGATGTATCAGGTACTTGCTTGCGAAAATTATCGTATATATAAAGATTTTTATAACGTTCAAGGCCATAAATAGAAAAACTTTCAACATTTTCATATTGTCGTCGAAAATCTTTCGCATCCCGGATACTAGGAAAATCTAAGCGTTTAACGTAATTTCCATAAATATCCTTGTACTCTGTTTCAGTTGGAGACTTAACAAAACAATATGGCTTATACTTAGTTGAAAAAGAAAAACTAGAACCATCAGCATTGTAACCACGTACAAACATGTACTGGCCATATTGATCAATATTAGTGTAAAATTTTGTCATCATGTAAACCATTCTACCATAAAATATAGGAAAAGTAAATGAACCGTGAAGCTGTCTACGAACAACTTAAGATCGACGAAGGAGTCGTCTATGAAATCTACAACGATCACCTCGGTTACCCCACGTTTGGAATTGGTCACCTTGTCCTCGAAAGTGACGAAGAATATGGAAGGCCAACAGGAACTCCAGTTACGGAGCAAAGAGTTAAGGAGTGTTTCGAAGCAGACCTTGACCTTGCCATCGGAGAGTGTGACGCTCTATACGGCAGAGGGAACTTTAACGACCTACCAGACGAAGTCCAGCAGATCTTGGTTAATATGATGTTCAACATGGGTCGAACTCGCCTCTCAAAATTTAAAAAGTTCAATGCTGCAATTCTAGAACACGATTGGTCTACTGCTGCTGTTGAGGGTCGTGATTCTCTGTGGTATCGCCAAGTAACAAATCGCGCCGAACGGTTGATGTCTCGTCTCGAAGCTGTGTAGCTTCAACAGATAAAACAAATGTGATGCTTCCTGCAATCATAGGCAACATCATCAATAAAATGAGTCCAAATATTTCCATTTGTATCTCCTAGAAAAGGGCGCCGAAGCGCCCTTAATTTTTAGGCCTTAGTTTTTTCCTTGTCTTGCGCCTTTTGTTCCACATAATACCAGTCCCCAGACTTGGGATCCTGGCGGTGGACATCTGCTAATTTAACCATGATGATACGAACTCTTTGTACTTTGACAACGAGTTCTTCAAGATCATTTGCAGTCGCGAAAGATGAAAATAAACATAAGGCAACGATTGCCAGTTTTTTCATCTTAGTCCTCAGTTAAAAGTTGTTTCTTACCTTTTTTACCAATTTGGACAATGCGAGGACGCTTCTCTTCGGGGATTTCAACTCTCAAATCTATAACGAGTAATCCATCTTTGAAGTCTGCTCCGTCTACAACAACGTGTTCGGACAGTCTGAAAGTACGCGTGAATTTCTTTGCAGAAATACCACGGTGGAGATACTCACGTTCTTCGTCTCCCTCGGTTTTACCACCAGTTACCACGAGGATTCCATCTTTGACCTCAACAGTGAGCTCATCTTTGGAATAACCAGCTAATGCTAGTTCAACTGAGAAATGTGTATCATCTTGTTTGACTACATTGTGAGGAGGATACAGCTTATTGTCTGACATTTCTGAAAGACGAGCGATATCATTCCAAATGTGGTCGAACCCAATGAAGTGTGAACGTGGAAAAGAAAATGCTTTGCTAACCATAACGGCCTCCTTTTGTAAAGCGAGGTTGTTGTTTTACTCTACCAGATTATCTGCGTAGAGGTGTGTGACCCGTGTCCCCGGTATCACAACATTATTTATTAAATTTTTACACTGACCCTAATGTAAATTTTGTATATATACTAATAGCAGTTGTAACAAAACTGTAACATTCACGCTGTGAAGCGACTAACGCGTCGTGATGACGCAAGGAGAAATCCCATGAAAAAGCTAATAGTAGCTATTCTACTACTCTCATCAGCATTTGTACATGCTGACGTCCTACCTACGAGATCACTCGAGCCGGTCATTCATATTGTCGATAGTACAATTTATGTTACCGACAAAAAAGGTAATGACTGGGCAGTTGTAACCAATTGTCAAATACAACGTAGAGAAGTCAAAGAATTTACCGTACGTGGTAAAGCATTACGAGCTGGTGCTGTAGTGAAGCTAAACGAAAACAAGCACTGCGAAATCGAGACTATTCAGGCGGCGTAAAGACGTTCTGATCGTTATATCGACTTAGTCGCGGTTCATCACCGTCCATAAAGGAACAGGTGACAGGCACCTTTGCGCCATTGATATATCGAACCTCGTAAACTGCAAATGTGAATGGCTGTTCACAAGCTGGTTGATAACAGCGAATGGCCATTTCTCTTTCTACTTTTCCTTCTCTTTCTCTCATAAGAAAGATTCTTTTAGTTGGCCACTCGTTCGTAATACGATTGTAGCACATCTTCATTTGATCGTGCATTATATCAACTTGATCACTATGTACCTCTTCGACATGAAAGATAAAAAGACAGAAGACTAAAGCAACTATCCACCGCATGGTACAAGCTGACAATTAAATGGTAAAGTATATCTATTATTGCCATCATAAGATTCAGTACGATATTGATGTGGAATAATCGATGGAAAAAAGATAACGTTGCCTAATCTCGATTCATGGGCATACATAGAGCTGTGGCCGGTAGGTGCTACAGTAAAAAAGTCTGTACTACCGATTGAAGTTAAATACAAAATAGCTGAATAAGCTAAATTGTTTTGATAACCATCTTGATGATTATGCAATGGGTGGCAACCATGCGGTCCTGTATAACAAGATACCCAAGAAAATATATTTTCCATTCGAGTATTCATTTGAGCCCACTCATTTTGTAGGAGAGGAATCACTTCGTTATTGAATGTTTCAATAGGTATCGTACTCAAAAAATCAGTTGAGTAGTCAGACACAGGATGTATCTGCGTAGCTTCGCTTACCGTATTAATTTGATTTTGTTTGTCTTTAATTTCGTTCAATACTGCCAATGCAAGATTGGAATCAATATCAATCTCATAGAACATCGTTGGAAAGAGAGGTTTTTCAATTAACATTTTTCAATTTTAATCCTGTAGTAAAGAAGAACTTATCCTTATTCGGATCGTTCTCGTCAAGGCGTACAATAATCTGAGACGATAGGATGTTTTGAATCACACCTTCATAATCACCATCAGTATATGTTATATGTACCCTATCTCCCTCCTTATACAGAACGCCACCTTTCTTTAGTTTAGTTTTAGGAACATCATAAGGTTCTGATGCCTCAAACATTTTTGGTTTTTTCGGTTCGACGATCTTACGATTAGCTTTACGTCTTCTCGGCATAATACTCTTTCACCATTTCATAGACAAATCCATTTGCGTTAGGTTTAAAACCACCAATATGCCAGTCTGTTACCCACTCGATTGGCTTGTCTTCTTTCCAATCATAGATAGTAGCGATAGCATAATCATCAGCGATCTCGTCATAGAACTCTATAACCCACTCTACACGAATCTTATCATCAGCAGAAGGTTCACAACTCGTAGGCTTACCTAACATTTGAACCAACTCGTAGTACGAGATTTCAATACGACCTTGAAGACTAGTACCACCAATGGGTATACAAGCAAGATCAGGCATTACATCATACTTGAGCACTGTTTCTCTCCTCTGATTGGGCAAATCGGATGAGTGTATACTCAGGATTTTTCTCAGCATTCAGGCCATCATATCGGTACAGGCTGACCTTCGTAAAATTCATCTGTGTGTTGTCAGCTCGTGGATTACCACCACGAAAAGACGCCCACCATGATTCGAATATAGATTCAGCCTCGGCTCTATCATAGCAAACACGAGTGTCATCGCCTCCGATATAGTTGACGTCACCAGCTGACAAAGGTCGACCAGTGTTGTCGACTCCTTCGTGTTGTAGCATTACTCTATAAGTCATGCTTCACTCCTTGCGGACATCATCTCTGTCCACTCATAATCAATTGCAAATAACGCATTACGAACTTGATTAATACCATCGACCACACCAATATTGTGTGCGTTAGGATTATCGATTGCACGATCATCTGCTTCTTTAGCTATATCATCGACGCTGTTTAAGATGTGACGAATCAGATCACTTGTTGTCATGCTTTTTCTCCTCAATCTTCCACTTTCGGTCAGGATATTCTTGTTCTAATTGCTCGCATATCGATATTGCTTGTCCCGCTGAGCTAGCAGTCCAGCGATATGTAGCATCTTGCTCATTATCCCACTTACTTTCATAAATGACATAGAGCATTTCAATATTCCTTAAAGTTGTTGATAGCTTCATTGTCATTAAAACCTTGCATGTACTCAGCAATCTCTTGCTCAGTCATATCTGCCTCGAATACCTCTTCACTTTGATAGGTATTCCCTGTGAAGTAGTGAGGACGAGGACCACGCTGATAGTAAGAGTCAGCTGAACCACGATCATACGGACCACCGTGTCTTTTATCCATTATACAATCTCTCCAATATTTTTGACATAAGCTTCACGAATGATCTCATCCATTTTCTCTTCGCAGATACGATCAATGTAGTCCCATCTAATACTCACGCCATACTTCCACGAGTTACGAATCTCGCTGAGAGCACCAGGAAAGAAGCGAGCAGTTGAAGCATCGCGGTTACCACCACCGTTGTTATGTATATCGTAGTAGCTGTTGCAAGCTTTACGAAAACGCTCGAGTGAAAAGACATGCTTACACATACCTTTCTTGACTTCGCCTTCGCGAGGAACAAGCTTGAACAGTTCTTCGTATTGCGCTTGATAGGTACCGTTAGAATTCCAATAGCTCATTGATATTGCTCCATGATGTCACAGATTTGCTTGTGGTTTTTGCGAGGAAAAAGAACGCAAAGCTCTTCGTACACAGAGTCGTAAGAACAATACCATGTACCGTTGACTTTGAAAGTGTGCTTTTCGTAGATAGCTAAAATTTCGTCTCTCATGTGAGGCCCTTCATTAATTTACAGGTACCATTATACTGCAGGGACCGAGAAAGTACACCTCTAAGTCTATGATTTTGTTAGACTTTCTGGCCAGTTGCAAGTTATTGATTTTGAAAGAGATTTTCTTAGACTTTTTTGTGTTAATATTTACACTATTTATTACCGTCTCATGCTGGAGATGTCAGTAGCTTGCTCCTGATCGATGACAGGGACAGCATTGGACTTATGCATCGTAGCTATACCTTTGACCAATGTTCCTGTGTATTTCTGAGCTTCTGGGCGCGCGAGGACGATAGGACCATGATCGTCTGCAGACTTATATACGACATCTTCGTCGCGTCTGACAGGACCACTGGATGTTTGGAGAGGCTGAAATGCTGGTGGACTATACTTGACATAGACTTCACCACGGACCTTACGAGCTTTGCGCTTGCGGCCTTGCATATCATATCTGAGACTGTTCGTGAACATCATACCCATGTGCATATCTCCATAACAAAGGTCCATTCTACCAAATGGGCCGGATATGTACATGCTTATGTAAATATTTACATTAATTCTTTTTACCGTGGTGGTTTCTATAGCGGCCAAGATCTCCGTAGCCGCCACTTTTATAAGTATTGTATTGAACACATTTCGCTATGTGACAAGGCGATTCTTCGCCACAATCTACACATCTTTTGGTCGAGTCTTTGTAACCAAAAATTCTGTGATAGTTTTCTTCCCACTTTGCCCTATCGACTGTAGCTGGTCGTCGAGCTGATCCTTTACCGCCGTGCCACTGTGAACTCATTATCATCTTCCCTTGAACATTTAAATTGCTGTTTACGGTTATCTTCTTTTCTTTGAATGAAGAAACCTCCTCCCCCGTCACCGATGCAAGTGTCCCACAAAGTTTGCATAAACTCATCGTATGCTTCTTTTTTTGATATAGTGTTTTCTATATCAATCATGATCTTATGCACTTCTTCTTTTTCTTCTAGCGCAAATTTTAGTTTGTCTTTCCACGTAGATTGTGTCGTTGTAACACCAACGGCAAGACCCGCGATAAAGAATATTGTATACATCAAAAATTTCATTTGAACGCCAGCACAAATAAGATTAGAAGTAACAGAATGTTAGTGAATGCAATCTCAATAGCCAAAATAGTATGATACCATACCCATCTTGCTTCGTAGACTTTATTGACCTCACCCTCTTGTGGTAGTTTTTCTACTATAGCTTTATCTATAGGATTTTCTTCTACTGGTCTTTCAAGTTTTTTAATAATATTATTAAACCAATTCATTATAGATCTCTCACTGGCTCCGGAGGATAGCTCAACATCGATCCTCCTCTATGGTTGATATTTCCATACGGCCATATATTAAACGCAATCGAATATCGTATATCATCAATAGAACCCAAATTATTTAGACTATGATTCATTCTTGAATTAAAGATAATGCATTTTCCTTTTTCTATAGGAATATCTATTTCATTTGTATTGAATATATTAGATTCTATCATATCAGATTGAAAAACCCATGGATAATTATCTTGATCAAAGTCAGTTCCTAAATTATTATGTAATTGAATACCACAATTGCTATCGTCAAGATATAAAACACCGGTTAACCACGATGCTGCATGGTTATGTTTACGAAATGGTCCGCCTTCTGGATTTCCTTGTAGTTTAATCATCCACGAATCACTAAAATCTACCATACTATCTTTGTTTAATTTAATGCCATATGCATTTTTGATAAAATGATTAGATATATCTAAAACTGCCTGACCTATGGATCTTAGTTCTGGACAGTTCTTTAAAATATTTTTTTGTAAGTGTAAGATTTGAAATGGAGCATCCCATACGGGCCACTTCGATCTTTCTTCAACTGTCTCATACGGCTTAGAATAAAATGTATCGATATCATCAGCAGCTATTAGACTATGTTCTATAGCATGTTCTTTCGTTTTCCATTTTTCCAATATCTTTTCTTCTTCATCAGAAAAATGTAATTTGTATTCACCAAACACTTTCGGAAAAATTGGCTGATGATAAAACTTTTCATCAATTGTAGACATCAAAATCCTGCAATTCTATGATTCATCTGACTATGTTTACGCTCATCGTCACGTACACACTTAATCATATCGAGTAGCGTTGCATCATCGAGGTAATCACCATATAACATGCCAGAGAATATAATGATTGGAACTGCAATCCAAAAATAGACGAATAAGCTACTCACTTGTTTCCCTCAAGATTTTATCTACGCCTTCGACCATCTCGAGGGCATGTACGTACTTGTCGACTTGTTCTTCGACTGCACCGACGAGATCTGGATGCTCGCCGATGCCGACTGCCTTTTCATACACTTCGATGTTTACGAGTGCTTCTTCACAAATTGCTGCGTGCTTAGCTCGCACTGCCTTAAGTAGTTTCTCTTTCATTTTCTAGTTCCTTAAAATAGACAAATTTCTTGTTCATCTTCAAATAATAATTCATCCATGTACATTTTACTTGTAGGTAAAAATTGTACACTATGCTCCATTTCATGTAGTTGGCTCATTATATATCTTGTTCTTTGGATCGTCTCTGCATTATTTGTAGGTGGTGGTTGGTCTTCGATCAGGTCTAGACAGAAACAGCCACCACGTGTACCCATCTTCACCGACTGCCCCGCATAAGACCCTGCCTCTTCTGGCCAAAGACATGTCAGGTCGAAATTAGAAAACTTACCAGTCGCCAAGTCTGCATATGACATGATCGTACCATATCCACCATACACACCTTCGTAATCTGGATTGTCTTTCTGCGGATTATAACCAGGAAGATTGTATCCAAACGAGTATTCAAAGATTCCTGGCTGATCTGAATCTTGCCACTCATGTTGAGCGCCGAGCAAATGTCCGAGCTCATGAGCAAACGTCTCGCGCGCGCGTTCGTAATATCTCGTGGTTGAGGTTGATTGGAAAGTGCTATTATGGAAACACTGTGTAATGCCTCGAGTTTTATCAATACCACGCGTGGCGTCTAAATTAGCAACACCACATGCAATTCCATTTTCGGGTCTTTTCTTAAACAGGAACGCAATGTCAGCGCCTACCTGACGCTGCCAATCGTCAAGACCACTAAACTCATAACGACCATTAAAAAATGCAGCGTATTGTCGGTACAAGTCACCTGCGGCAACTTCTACCATTTTGATACCAGCAACACGAACTACGGTATGTAAATTAGATGAGAGGTAAATGTGATTTGCTTCCCACACTTGTTTGTCTACAAACTCTTCAACCGTCATGCCATCACGATCTTCTTCGGTTAAGTTGGTGTCAAATACAACCAACATATCAATAACTGCCAGACCAGTATCTTGTTTATCAAACGGGAAGCTGACCGGCGTTCGTTGCTTTACACCATCACAAGTCAAGTAATTATATCTTGTGTCACCAGTATCAGTTGGAGTGGTTGGACAATCAGCTGGTTTCTCCATCTGAACAAAACAAGTTTGGTCTACGTGCACGAGTCGATCAGTATAGATGCCGCCTTCACCATCGTGATAATCTTGTAGACGATCTTGACGCAATAGGTGATTGATACCTTGTGCTACGACTTCCAGCTTTTCAGTATCATCCTCAAGAATGTAAGCACAATATGAATCACCGATTGGTGTGCCTTCTTCGGGTACTAGTGTCCAACCACAATCTTCTGAGTCTGTCTCTACTACTTCAGTATATGAACCACCTTCGCCGTCTGCGAGGTCTTGTACTTTATCAAACTCACTGAGATTTTGTACCGTGTTGAGTAAATCTATAAATTGTTGTTCGGTTGAATTGGCACAATATGGATCACTGAGCGGTGTACCAAATTGAGGTGGTGCCTCATATCCGCACTGTTCTGAGTTAGGTGTTTCTTCTGTTGTCGAACCACCATTACCATCAGCAATGGTTTCGATGAGTGTCGTGCCATCGCACGATGTCTCCAATATAGTTCCTTCTGTCGGATTAGAGGGTGTAGTTGGAGTTGGTGTTACTACTATTTGTTGATCTTCAGTACCGCTACCGCCGCCACCACATGCAGCGAGTAATAATATAGAACCTACTACTATTACCAACAATAGTGTTCTTGTTGGAAAACAGCTATAAAATTTCATCTATCATACCTATAAAATACGTGAGCACCAATGCTCTTAGTTCTAACCATAGAATCAACCCAATATGGTTCAACTTTCGTACTATGATAAAACAACGACCCGTCTGTTAGATCATGATAGCCGTGATACACAACTTCTGCTACACGTATACTATCTTTGTATGCTCTCATATCGACAGGTACATCTGCCTTACCATCACAAAACCAACTGAATTGACACTGATTTCGTCTAGGTAAACGATTGCCTTTCCAGTTGACATACCATTTAGCTTGAGTCACAACACCACAAACTGTACTAGGATACTTATTGTGTTTTACACGATTCATCGTGACATTTGCGACTGCAATTTTACCAGTCAGAGATTCTCCTCTCGCCTCAAAGTAGATGTTCTTCGCAAGACAATCAATTTCGTCTTGTATCCATTCGTCGGAAGCTGTAGCTTCTGACCATACCATACACATTATAACAAGTAATAGCTTATACATAAACTCCTCCTTGCCTCATAGCAAAAAAATGCCACACTTGGATAACAAGGCAGTGGCCGCCCCGCGGGATCATGCAGCTAGTGCGTAATCACCGTAGTAACTGTCATCATTGGCAGTTATAGTTTTGAACCACCGTTTTACGTCAGCGTTCATGGACGGTTCTCCATTTGCTTTCAGTTGCCTGTCGATTCCGTAACGCCCCCATCAGATGAACACTATGTCGGATTTCCACCCACATACCCAACCAGCGGGATCTTGATCGTAGACTAAAATGACTACTCTTTAGATCAATAGTGTTCATTTGGTGGAGGCGGCGGGAGTCGAACCCGCGTCCAAACTTCCTAATACAAACTTCAGCGAACATCTCTATTTATTTCTTGACAAATTCGCGATGCGTCTTGAGTAATTTCTATAGGATTGTCTAAATCATAATAATTTCTTAAATCGCAAACTGTTCTCCATTTATTAAAGCCGTCATGACCATAAACTTTATATGAATCATATACATCTAATGCTTCAATATCTGTTGTGTCCATACCATGTATCCACGGACCGCCGCGAGTAAAATGCAAACCATACGAATCATGTATTTCATTTAAGTCACTATAGCCTTCACACCAATTCCACTTTTTTGGTAATTCAGCGATAGCATCAGTCCATTCAAATCCATGTAAATACTTTCCGCTTTCGGTCAACACTTTGTCAAGGGTTAACTTCTGACAATCTGGATGAGCATTATTAAATATCATCAAGCTTGACCAGAGTTTCTTATCATACCATGTATCTTTAACATTTGTAAACTTTGTATCATATTTGTGTTCAAAGTTATGTTTGACACATGCCACAGCACAATCAGGATCCATGAAAAAGAGTGTGTTTAAAATATTTTCTGTAAAAATAAAATCATCATCTACAAAAATACTCATGCCTTCGTAGTTAGATAAGTATGGAACTAAGAAACGTGAATATGTAAATTCAGTTGATTGATCTTTGTATTCTCTCGTCCACCCATGTATTTTAGTAACATCGAGATGATGTATCTTGAGGAACTTATTGAGGTGAGGAGAGATATTATCTTGTATAGAATTATGACAAACGTAAGTAGCATCTTTATGTGTACTATCATAACCTATAAAGATATTAATAGGCTTGTCCCACATGTGTCTAACTTTTTCTTCCCATGCCCTGAGATTCTTCGATAGGTTCGTATGCTTAGAATTTTTGTGTATGTTCAAAATTTGTGGTGTATTCATATCGTTTTCACTTGGCAACAATGCTATTTCTAGCTCAGTATTGTCAGTATCATATAGTGATATGATGTCACTTAAAGAAGCTTTTGGATAATCTGGAAAAATACAAAAAGGATCGAACACAACACAAAGATCATTTCTATCAGCCATTTTAAATGCGTGTTTTCTAAAAGAACCTGGATGAACATTTTGACTAAACACATTTGCATCATTTTTGTGTATATCAAACGACATCGATACCGTAATAGGTTCACATTTTTCTTTACTAATACTATTTAATAACCAATGCATTTTAATTATTCTGCGATACATACTATTCGCTGTGCCATCTAATTGGCCGGCAAATAAAAAGTTCTCATCAGTTTTTTGGCCTTCGGATAATCGACACGTATAATTATACACGTCATCACCAAATAATTTTTCGGATTTCAAATCCTTCACTGCAGCAATAGCACTAAACGGTACGATTCTAACATGTTTGTAGTCAGAATAGTATTGTTCTATGCTTGTTCCTTTTACTCCATTTGGATCTCCTTTATAGAGAATATGGTATTGTAAAGGAAGTGGATCAGTATTATAGATCATCCGACAATAATCTCGTAAATCTCTTTCCAGTTTTGTACACGAACGAATGCATCTTCAGTATTAGCATTATGACCATGAGCCATGAGTAAACTATTCAAACCGGCTTTTTGGCCGGCGCGTGCATTCTCTGGCTTATCTTCAATCCAATAACATTCGGTGTCTTTATATTTAGCGAGCGCTTTATCCTTATCAGCACCGCAATCAAGGTACACATATTTCTCAAATACTGTATGACCAAACGTCTCACAGAGATTCTTCGTCCTCAGATGTTGGGCGTATTCGTCATCACTCAATGATGTAATTACATGAAAGATATAACCATGCTCTTCGTGTAGTTTACGAATGTACTTAATAGCATCTCTGAGTGGTGGAATCTTACGAATAGAAGCAGACTCATTGAACATACGTGTCAGTCTCTTCTTCTCACACATACCTACTTCATACTTCTTGCCAATGTCGTATTCGTTAAAATTTTGAATACGATAACCATGGCGTTTCATCCACTGATCAAACGCATATGTCCAATCGAGCATCACTCCATCACAATCTGTGAGGATTAATTTGTCTCTCATACTACTAAACCTGTTGTGGCTTGAAGCCAAATCTTTTGAACTTCTTCGTTTGTTTCACACATCATGATAACAGCTAATTTGTTGTAGCTAACTTCTTTCGGATCTTTGATACCAGTCAAACAAACACCCGGCGCAAAACCCACACCGTCTCGTGTTTGTACAAAAGCTCGAGGATTTTCAAGCGTAATAGAGGTTTCATCCTCACTTGAAATACGGCCAACCATTTCACCAGCAGCAGTTACTAATGTTATAATATCACTCATTCTATATTTCTCCTTCATAGTATTTGTCAAATTTCTTCTTACTCTTCTCTACTCGCTTGAGGAATTTGTCTTCATCAATGTCGAGTGTCTGTAGCAGAGCAGTAATCATAACGAGAGCATCAGCAGCTTCTTCGAGCACTTTACTTTCGTTTCGTTTTCCCCCACGATTTAAGTATTTAGAACATGCCTGAACGAGTTCACCGCATTCCTCCATTGCTTTTACTAATACATCATTCATGAATTATCTCTGCATCTTCTTTTGACACATAATTCTTGAAGCTGATGCCATATTCGGGATCAGGCTTTTGAATAGTCAAATATTCTTTATCGAATGTTTTGATTAGAGGGAATGTCTCACCAACGTGGGTCGAGTACCATTTGCTTGGGTCGCTGCATTTTGTAATCTTCAATAATTCCATAGACAAATCCTGCCCACTGTTTATGTTCTTGTAAGAACGAGACCGAAAGGCCATGTTCACGGCCATGGGCTTCGATTTCCCATGGTTGTTCAAAGTAATCCATCTTGTCGTGGTCAATCTTTTGTTTGTGCCAACGAGTCAAATTGGGATGTCGATCATACGAGTACATCTCGCCACGAGCCCACTGTTTAATGTGAACCATTTCGTGACAGATGACACGTAAGAATTCTTGTAGATCGTCCATTGTGTCGACTCGAATAGTATAGTCTTTCGGTCGAACAACTGCATCTACATATTCGTAGATAACGTCTGCGTGTATGCCTTCGTTTTCGACTAAGTCCTTGACGCCGACAACGGTGATCTGCAGATCTTTGATACGAGGCATAAGTTTTTTGACACAGAAAGGAATAAGATCCCGAGCTAGCTTGCGCTGGACAGGAGTAAGCTTTTTGGTGTATACTGTTGTCATACAATCTCCAAATTACATGCCCATTCTACTATAGGGGGCTTCATTTGTACATGTCGACAAGTAACAATTTTTTTCATAAGAAAATCAATAACTTACTTCTTCTTGTTCCCAATGTTATACTTGGCCACCAGTTCCCAGTCGTTCTTGTCCTTATGGGCAATGATCTTGATCTGATTCATGGGGGCTGCTGGATCTTCGATGCTTTCTTCGTTTACGACTGAAATGAGATTCCAATCGGACAGAAGTTTAGTAATTGTATTGCGTCTACCTTGGTCCTCTTCAGAAAAGTTTGTAGGCTTGCCATCAAGGGCAAACAATTCTTTGAAGTGAACGATGTAATACTTGCCACGCTTATGAAGGATATGACATGATTGATAAAGTTTCTTTTCTTTGGGAGATGCAATACCGATACGTGTAAGTGTTTCACGTACCTTGAGGAAATCGTCATGACTCTGGAGGGTAACTTCAACTAGAGATTCTACCGCACTCATACTTAACCACCTTTTTCTAATTTTTCTTTTATTCTTGTTATTTGCTCATCAGACAGGATAGTTAGTGCTTGTGCTGCTCTCTCATTGCTATAGCCATAGAACTCTGCAACTGCTTCAACGTCACTGTCTTGCTCTTTCTTAAACCACTTCGAGAATCTTTTACGTGGTCTTACAATATTTATAAGAAACTCGTATTGAAGTTTGTGGTCGAGATCATGATGTATATTCATCTCATTTGCAATAGTAACAGTGTCTTGAAAGTATGATAGTCCGCGATTGACGATGAAGGCATTATAGTCTTTCTCAGCGAGATTATCATTGTCAGTATCTCGCATCATATTTTTCTTTGTGACGTTGATAGAGTTAAGATAGTCAAATGGACTCGTCGCCATAATGAGCCTCCGTTTTCTCTTGTATAATATCCATCAACTTCTCACATTCTTCACAGACATCGAACGCATACTCGCCTACATATATTACAGCTGGTTCTTCTGGCAGTACATTACTACAGTTCGGTGTTTGACATTTTCTCTTAGGCTTTCTCTTAAACATCACCACCATCCTAAATTATGACCATTATGTATGATTATCATGAAACAGGTAAACACATGGAGGAGCCACCAGAACGTCCTGATGATAGCTACAGCATCTGCTTGCGAATCTGTTTCGCCTACTTTTTCACCAAGTGATTTGGCCCAAATTCTCCACATTACGAGAACTCACAGTTGACCATAATCTCGGTGAGACATGCAGTCATGTTGATCTCATGATCAGCAACGAATGCATCCTTGTATTGATAATCGGCGAGGATGAGAACGAGTTGAGGTACACTACCAGGTTTCATGAAGTCAGAACACTTGTTATAGATCTGACGGAAGATGGTAGCTGCTTCTACGTCTGAGTTGTCTGCGACCCACTTTCTGACGGTGGTAAAGTCTTTGTCTCGTAAAGCTCCAACAAGATTTTGTAGTGTAGTCTCGTGTAGATCTCGGAGGACGCCATATCAAAAAAAAACAATAGCAGAGTATCGCTGTAGTTCATTCAGAATCCTTCGATTATCTGGGAAGTATTTACTAATTACCTCGGCAACTGCTTTCTGATCGAAGTCGACATTCTCTGTATTGAGGATATTGATGACACGTTTAAAGAGTTGAGCTGCCATATCTGGCTTGTCTTCTTTGGCGATCTTGAACTCGATCACACTGCATCGAGAGTGAAGAGGTTCAATGATCTTGTTCTTGAAGTTACAAGTTAGAATAAAGCCACAATTCTTGGAGTATTCTTCCATGAAGTTGCGAAGTGCTGGTTGTGTGGAGTTTGGATTGAGATAGTCTGCTTCGTCGAGAATGACGTACTTACGACCACCACTGAGTGAGACTGATGAAGCAAACTGTTGTATCTCTACACGAAGTGTATCGATGTTGCCATTCATCGAGCCATTGATAACGATGTAGTCGCAGTTGAGTTCTTCGAGCATTGCTCGAGCGACTGTTGTCTTACCTACACCAGGACCACCAGTGAGGATAAGGTTTGGAATATTCTTTTGATCGACAAACTGTTGAAATGTTTTCTTCAGATCATCGGGTAAAATTGTATCACTTACGGTCTTCGGTCTGTGTGCCTCGACCCATAAAAAATCATCACGCATATATCACCTACTATCATAAAATAAAATGGCCAATCGCCCCGTTCCCTTCGCTCATTTGGCCGACACGTCAAGCTGTTCCGTGCCCCCTTTTTGATCGTATTACTCGAAGGTCGAATTAGCTTCGAGGCTGATCCAATACTCTACATCGTCGGACACAAAGTGAGAAATGCCCTTCGAGGAAAGACTTACCGTGTAGGAGGACGGCAAGATCTTAACGTTTTCTGTTTTGAAAACTGCGGTAAAGGTACGATCGGTTGTTCCAACTTCGATGTCGTATTTATCAGAAGATGGATTCTTTGTGTCAGTTGCACGAAGGATAACCTTTCCGTCTTCGCCAACGACTACAAGATCGGGGAATGACATGACGCCAAGTGCTTTCATAATCTCAGCAAAGTTTTCTTGCTTGAGTTCGAACACTACATCAGGATCTTCCAACACAATCTCTCGATCTGGAGGTGTGATAATGGTAGAAGGATCGGCAAATGTATAGCTGACCTTTCGACCAGGTGATGCGATGTTAACCATACGCTCTTCGATCTGATATTCAGGATCTTCGAACAATGATACAACACCGAGAAAACGAGACAAATCATAGATGGCAAAAGTCGAAGGAATAACATCTTCGAGTTTGGCTTTGGCCATCATCGTCTTGTTTGGTGAGATAGTCTTCAAATTCATGCCTTCAGAGAACTGAATAGATGGGTTGATAGACGCAAAGTTTTTGAGTACTTGAATAGTACGTGCATTAAGTTTCATAATATAGTTTCCTACTTTTTCTTACCAAGTTTTTTGGGATCTGCTGTTGCTGATGCACCGATAGAAGCAATGTGTGCAAGAGAACCGCCAAATGTATAAGAACCGACATGTTTCAGTTGAATCCATGGACACATCCATACTTTCCTTCCCATACGTCTTACATTATAACAAAACATGTAATCTTCGGACAAATATCGATTCGAATATGTTTCAGTATGAATGCCTGTCGTCTTATCGGACAAGAACTCAATTACATCATCTTTGGACGCATCAGGATTTTTATCATAGAATGCAGTGATTTCATTCATTAAGTTTTGTGATTTATCGTCAATCAATGCATCGAAGTATGCCATGATTTCGCGGCTACCATCAAAATTAGTAGTACGTACATGATCTGGCTTGTAATAGAACTGGGGATACTTTTCAGCATACTCTTCGAAGACACGCTTTTGAATCAACATAAAACCAGTACCACCTTCGGCTACTTCAGCCGGTTCGCTGATCTTAATAGCTTTCGATTTGACTGGATTGAAGACGTAATCACCTACATAATTTTCAAGAGTGTTTGGATTTTCATCTGCCACACCTTGATTGACGGCCTGTGTAATTTTTTCCCAAGAAATTGTTTTCTTTGGATATGGACCACAGAGCACATCATATTCGTCTGCATTTTGTATTGACAGCCCCAACATAGCGATGACATCATCCGATTTAAAACCAATATCAGAGTCTACAAACAATAAGTGCGTGCAATCAGAACGCATAAACTCGTCAACACAATAGTTACGTGCTCGAGTAATCAGTGACTCGTTAAACAAGTAATAAAATTGCAATGGAATTCCATACTTTGCCATCTTAGCAGATAGATCAGCCATTGCTCGTGTGTACATACCAGAGCATTGAGCTCCATACATTGGAGTAGCAATAAACAATTTATGTTTACGCAAATCTTCAACTGGAACGTTGATTTCCATAATATATCCTCACTTTAAAATATCCTACCATAAAATTGCGGGTTTGTAAACTAGAAAAATGCTTCGAGGGAATTTACTTGTTTTTTCCCTTCGGGTATTGGTGTGTAGTCAATGATTGGTGCGTGGCTATACTCGTATCCTTGCCAATGTGGATACCATCGACGAGAAAGGTGTACGGACTGGGGTTTTTCCATATATTCAAAGTCTAACTCACCTTCATTATTTATCATCTCTCCTACCCATTCGTACAAAGAAACAGCATTCGAATTATATAGTCTCAACTCTTCTCTAAAGATTTTACGAATAGCATTACGAGATACCCAATCGCCACAAAATGGCGCGCCTTTATGCCATCCAGTTTTTGGTATTTTGCGACTAGGATTTTCGATAGGTAATAGTTCATAGAGTTTGACATTTGCACCATACGTTTCACACACCGCTCGAGCTTGTTCTATGTACTTACGAGCAAGTTCTTTTGCAGCTTGTTCAGGATTGTCTTGTCGACAGAGATGATGTCTTACGTCGATGTTGCCAAAATAAAATTCGATATCTGTGTATGAACCTTGTGGAATAAAACTATGTAAGCCTTCTTTCAATGCGCCATGCAATGTTTTAAATGGTATTGAGATGTTTTTCCAACCAGGACGATACATACAAATAGCATGACTATCACCAATTGCAATCTTTTTATGAGGTACAATTTTATTAGTATCTACAGTTTCTGCTTCTGTGCAGATACGCTTAAGATTATCCCAATCTACTTCATTCCATTCGGGATCATACCACTGTCCTTTCTCTTTTGCTTTGTCTAACTTCTCTTTCATAATGGCGTAGTAGTCAGGCATGTCAATCGCCAGAGAATACACCATGCCTTTAAATTTTGAGAAGTTGACAAAGTTGTAGATGCCGCTATAATTTTGCAGACCACCAAATAGATTCAGTGAACCACCCCAGTCATTGCCATGATACACAAAGAGTGCACCGTAGTCATCCCAATTTTCTTTGTACAAGTGACCAGACATACATACGTCTGCATTGTATCCTACTTCGTTGAGTTGACTGGCATAGATGACACCTTGTGCGGCGCGATGACTGTCCATAGATTTGGACATTACGTTGAACGGACATGCAACTAAGCTGCGCATTGATCTTTCTCCCACTGCGATATGAATCTATTCTATCAAGAAACAGACTTTATGTACATACGTCTTGCATAATTATCGATTTGATCTTCATTAATAAATCCATGTTCAAATAGATAGTTGGCTTTATTTCTGAACTCTTTTTGCTGAGTTATTGGCAAGCTTTCCCAAGACATAGCCTTCACCGGGACATTCTTTTGATCGTTTATTATTTGTTCCATTGTTCCACCATTTTGAACCAGCATGATTTGGATATGATCCTAATCTTCCTTCTTCATGCATTTTTCTAGTAGCTTCACTAATTTTCTTTTTATGTTCTTCACTTTAATGTCCTTTCATCTTATAATCACACATCACATGAGATGGAAATGTTCCACCTTGCTTGTTTCTAATATTCACTTTGAAAGTAAACATTGGAGTATCAATCTCAACGTCTACTCTCTTTGCAGAGCCGCCAACTGGATATTGAACGATAACCTTTCTAGGTGTCACACCATGCAGCACAGTATTCTTATCTAGATACTCTGTAATAACACTATCTTGGTTCAGTGACTTAGCATGAACGAGATAATATCCGTAACCAACGCCAGTAGCTAAGAAGTTCTTTAGCTTGTTTTTATCGATTCTATTAGTTACGTTATCTAATTTTTTAGGTGCGTTTCTTTTTTCTGTACCGCCTTTATAAGAAGCAAACACTTGAGCAAAAGTATCTGGATCGATACCTAGCGTTTCTAATAGAGCAATACCATGCTTATTCTTAACTGTACCTGCTTGCAGCTCTCTCGGTACAAATATTTTAGTAACACCAGCGTTAAAGAATGTAACAGTGCCACCCATTTTAAGAGACAAGTGATGAGGTTTACCATCAGTTTTTACTGTTACGTCTGTTACTGTTGCACCAATGTCAGCGATAGTTGGCTTCATAATGTAAGGCTTATTGCCTTGGAAGCCGAGAGACCTCTTCTGATTAAGAGCTCCCATATCAATAATCTCAATCTCTTTTGCTTTGCTTAACACCTTTTTAATAAATGGTGTCATAAAAGTCTTATATTTGTAATCGGCATCTTCACTTCGGGTCTTAACATAATGTCCGAGGTCGCGAGATAAAAATTTCTCAAAAGCAATACCTCGGTTACCAGCACCAGCATTACCTCTGGAACCGTTACCGAAAGAAATTTTTGTGTTTGTTTTTGCTGCTAGGTCTTTGAGCTTATCGTCGTCTATATCTGCTTGAAGGCTGCGATGAATTTTAACGTTTACAGATCTTCCAGAATCTATAGCTATAGGATCTTTCATATCCTTAGAAATGTCTTGAATTAGATCATACAACTTTGCCAAGTCTTTCTTATTAGTAAACGAGCTGTCTAAAATGCTCTGTTTATTATCAGGGACAAAATTGTATGCCATTGTTAAATACCTCTAAAGGTCTGTATATTTATATTCCTCCCAAGTCGACCATTTAGCAGAGCGAGACCTATTTACTACAGTCGATGTACCAACACCGTGCGCTGCAGCATGTTCTTCAACGGTAAGTTCAACTAGATTTGATGAATCGTCTGTTCCGCCTGCATGTTTAGGTATTTTATGATGCAGATGTGTCTTTTTCCCATGGTCTGTATGAGTCGATTCTGTCGTATATTGTTTCGTCCTGTAATACGGGTTCCGTCCCGACATTCCACATTAGAACGTCTTTATGTTTGGCTTCTTCCTTATTTATAAAACGCCACACTTTACCATCATACGTATCAATAGTTGGAAATGGTGGTAGGAACTCAGGTTTTTCAGGAGTCGTAAAAGGAAACGGATGACTTATAACTTCAGCTCGACCTAACTCGCCGGCTTTAAGATTCCGAGCAACAGCAACGCAACGGAAGGTAGCATTGGGCCATGCAATCTGAAGAGCTCTTGTAAGAACACCAGTAGAGATAGCGACGTATACGATTTCGGGCTCAGGAATCTTACTAGCCGCGTATACGATTCCCGCAGTGGCGAGTTCGTGTTTGAGTCCGAGGGGGATGAAGTACGCGCCAGTTCGTTCAGCATATTCTTTTGCCTTTTTATTGAGGTTGGGCATCGCAGCGATACGATGAAATTCTACATCAGCACCACGCTCAATACAACAAGCTTGATGCAATGATACTCGTTTTGAAGAAGGCATAAACAACGTTACCTTCTTATTATGATGCTTTGCTACATCGAGAAGAGATACACCAGCAAGGCCAGTTCGAGGCTGACAATACACAAGATGATCATTGGGAATCCGAGCAGCGAGAAGATCTCCTGCTCTTGTTTTTGTTCCAATGGTAAGATCATCCCTGACCACTCGCACACCATTGTGTTCTTTGACAATTGGGTCAGGATTGTATGGTGTCCATCCATCACATAATTCCAAGTAGTAGTCTTTTGCTGCCTCGTAACCAAACAGACCTACATCCTTATTTACTCCATCAATTACGTGGTTGTTGTGAGCCATATTTCTTCTCAAATTGTAAACGCAGGTATGTCTTACGACTCACTGCAAAAAAGAACATTATACCTGTTTGTGCTATCATTGTAACTGTCGGTCCCCACATAAACTCGAAGGCATAATATAAAATTATCCAACTCAAAGCTATGTTAAGTGGTGTAGCGAGTACAGTATCAGTGACCGCCTCGATTACGGCTCTACGCACTCGTTCTGTCATACTTGTTCGTCTTCAATGACCAGTTCTGCGGATATACCCAATCATACGGGATCATTTTCGTTTGTTTCTTTTCACCGAGTTTCATCGACATGAACTTAAAGTGCATGCATAGTTTGTCTTCTAAGTTGAGATACTGATGAGTATGGATTGGATTATTTGGATGATTCTTCAAGTAGTTCATATGTTCTACTTGCATCTCTGCCCACTTGTTCATAGGCACATATTCACCATACTCATCGATCTCATACTTCGACTTACTCATGAGATGAGGACAGTCAAACACTTGTGACAGACCATCGAAATAACCTGTACCACCATGCAAGAATGAATCGGGATCTACTAATTCGGGGTGTGACATTGCGATATGACGAGCAACATTCTTCGATGCATACATGGCATTTCGGAAACCGTAATCACGTACCATGATGATGTTCATTTTTTTGGCAAATTCCATCATTGTGAACGGCCGAATAGTCATTCGCTCAACAAACATCGATTCAATATCAAGAGCAATACGTCGTGGTGCTTCGATCAACCAATCTTTAACCTTCGTACCCTTTGGATAGTATATCTGAAACAGATCAGAACGTGCGTGGCGATAGTTAGAGAACCGTACCTTCATACCATCATAGCCATGATCACGCCATGCCCTGAACGTCTGCCAATGCTCGTTACTAAACGAAAACAGGACACATCCTTCGATTAATTTGGCACGATTAGTTTCTTGTGCCATTTCCTCAACGAAAGGACATTCATGCCAGTGCAAGCGATGTGAAAATTGTTGGTAGTTATTCTTGAGTAGAAAATCTTGGCGCTCGTCATAGGCACGACAAAACTCGAAGAACTTATTCGTTCGAGCCTCTTGACACCAATCTTTCATCCAGCTTTCAGTTGGTTTGCCGTTCTTCAACTCTACATCGGCAATCTTTGGATATTGGATGTCGTGTTCGTGTTCACCCAGAAAATGTGTTAGACTCATCCGTATAATCGCTTGACTTGTCGTTTGTACTCATCTACCGACATTTCTGCCTTTTTCAATACGTAATCATCTGATGGATGACTAGTCATACCATTGAATGTATCGATCAATCCTAAATCTAACATTGCTTTCTGCCTACCATAAGGATGATCTTTGATTCCGTGAGAAGGCCATAGATTATCAAAATCTAAGTGGTTATAATCTGGTCCAGGTCTAACGTATGACTCGATATATCTGATAAAATCACAACATACATCTTCGGCATTATATGGTACACTTTGTGTATCTTCATAAATCTTTGTCATCACAGCATCGAGGAATTGTTCCTTCTTCATCTTCTGTGTTGGATTTGCAAGATATGAAATACATTCTATAGCATTTGTGCCATAGTAGAACATGCTTTCTAAATTTACATACTGTGGATACCAATCTGCAATATCTGCTACGACTGCTGCATATTGGAATTGGTACTTGCGTAATCCATTCTTGACATTCCACTCTAGCATAAACTCGCCAATCTCTCGTAGATCGCGTTTGCCACCAGATTCCAACCATTCTGCCAATTCCCTTGCCAAACGAGGCGCATACTCACCAAGAAAATAATCGCCACCTTTCTTGTAGTCACCTTTCGGTTTAGGAAATGCAGGAAATTGATAACCTACAGAAGTATATATCGGGGCAGGATAATGCTTCATCAGACCAACCATCTCTTCAATGTTTTTGCACTGATGCAAATTAAAGAGAATGGTGTTGTGGTAGCCTGAAGGTTTTTGTGCGTAGTTAATCGCAGAGCCAGTCACACGATGTAGAATAAAGATGTAGAGCCATTCGGGTAAACTAAAGTCAGCATGTTTGCCTGTCCAATCTTTCGCGACCTGCTCACGCTGGCGTGTCACCATACCAGCTTCCATCTTCTTCCAATATGGATGCTTATCAGTCCAACCATAGAACACATCATTGACGATCTGAGAGAAGCCTGCATACTTACGTTCAACTACATCATATAGTTCAACGTGTTCCATCAGATCATCACCCATATCACTGTCAGCATGTTTGATCATACCGTATGGTTCATGGTCTGCTACGTTACATTTCCACTGTTGCTCGATAGCTAGCTGATAGTAACGAAGAAACTCATCATAGTATTTTGTCGGTTCAATCATTCATATAATCCTGTACTACTAGCCATACTACTATGATAACCAATCCAAGTACACCGAAAAATATTTCAATCATATACTCGCGACCATGTCATCGCCATAATCACTACGAATCTTTTCAGCTTCTCGTCTATTCATATGATATTCTTTTGCATGCTGCTCAAATGTGTCCCACAGTTTATTAAACCTGACTTCGTAAACTTCTTTAAGACCTAAATACTTGTTCATCAATGCATCACATACTTTGGGATCCATGCCTGCCCAATCCTTAGAATCAACAAAGTATTCTGTAATCATATCAATATCATCTATGATATTCCAGCACTTCATGATTTCTTGTTCTAAATCATATATCTTCATTACACCACCTAATCTTTCTGTCACACTCTTGTTCATACTGTGCGATAATATCATCAAACTGCCACAGTTCGTGGGTCTTAAAATCATCTAGCCAACCACCAAAGTCGTTCCAATCCTCACTGTGCATGGGCGACAACCCGTACTCTATAGGATAATGTTCACCTGGCACACCGTAAATGTCGATACGACCAGCACTCCAACAATCACCGTGTTCTTCAATCCACTTTTGATTGATTGGGCCCATCCAGTTTGTGCTATATGATATCATTCGCCTTTCCAGTTCATCAATACCTGCAACAATTCCCACTCACCGTTACTCAAACTGAACCGCTCCATACCACGTTTACGGTCAATCAAAATATCGTAACCTTCACCGTTGCTCCATTCAGTGACTTCCATGTAGTCATGGTCACCACTGTGCATACAGTAGTCTTTGAGTTCACCAATTACTGCTCTACGATTATTGACTTCGATTTTCATCACTCAACCTTTCAAGTTGGGTTCGTGCATAGTAAGCCATTTGCTCTAGACTCTTCACAAATGCCTCTGCATCATCATAGTCTACCTTAAGAATTACGCCGCTAAGGGTGTACGACTCTAATGTCCGATCGACCAACTTTTCGTAGGGTACTGTCTCTTCGTGTACGGGTTCACCGCTATTGTTAAACCATAGCGTAGATGAAACTTCGTCTTCGCTCAACCATATGTCAATATCAATATCAATTTTACTCATTACAAATCCTCCTTCTAATTTGATCTAATCGTTCGAGAAGTTCTTTTTTTGTCACTCATAACTACGCCACCCTGCTTTGATCAATTGAAAATTGATTGGTTTGTAGTCCACGTTCTCACAACACACGTTGATGTAGTTATCATCAGGCACAGTAGCGAAGTGAACGTGACCGTGAATATTCGGTTTGCCTCGCAACTCCAATGGATGAATCGGGGGGTGAGTCAACCAGAATCCACCGATCTTGAACATGCTGCCAACTTTGTGAAACAATCCCATGTTGATCATCGTCTTCAACAAATCTTTACGTTCGGTGGTGTCAGTGTCGTGGTTGCCAGGAATAAAGTTCAAGTGATGTACTCTTTTAGAGATCGCTTTCGCATATTCGATAGTATGTTCTTGAAAGAAACAATCTCCTAACATCCACAAGATGTCACGCTTCTTTACGGTATCTAAAATATTCTTCAATATGAACTGATCGTGCTCTTCCATTGAAGAGAACTGTTTACGATAATAGCAAATACCCTTGTGACCGAAATGTGTATCACTGATTATATAAACTACACTCATCACTTAACCTCCAGTCTGCTAACACCTTGTAGATAGGATAGGTTCCTTTGTCTGCTTTCAGTTTTAGCACTACCCAATTATTGGGATAATATTCACTCATCATTACCAATCTACCAAATGAAAGTGTTTCTCATATACATGTAAATTCTGTACTTGCCAAAAGATAGCACCGACTTCTACATGATCAAAGTTCTTATGATTGTATCCTTCAACTAGCTGTTCGAGGATGTGCTTTTGCCATGCGTAGTCATTTCTGTAACCGAAAATGACGTCATTGGAACGCATTTGTACACAGCAGTGGAGCTTATCCCCTCGGATATAGTAGGTGACGGCGTTCGTACATATGAAATCACTTTTACCATTTTCATTGTACTCGGTCCAGATGCTTGGTCGGTTGTAGACCATACATGCTCGGCGGGTATCTCGATTTGCCAAGAGTTCGGCCAAACATCGTTTGTATTGCTCGTAGTATTGCTCGGAAAAGATAATACGTCCATAGTTCGAATTGATTTCTCCATGATAGTTAGCGGCATATTGCCATGCTTTTGGTGGTTTTTTAGGATCACCGTTCTCATCGTAGATACCAGTATAGATATCATTGATGTTGTTTGATCCTTTGAAATACCAATCGATCTCGGCTTGAATGTACTCTTGATTTGGTTCACCGAAGATTGCAGGTTCATCGGCTAAAAACGAGGCACCGATCAACTCGATAGTCTTACCACCAAGTCGATCTTCAACAAAATCACCTGCGCGCATTCGATCAATGAATGCACGTCGAATATGTTTAGTCGTCTGTTGAATCATCTTTCACCCTGTTCAAAAAATCACGGTCTGCCCATTGGCCATCCATCTTACCACGCATATACGATACTACGAACGATGCATAGTTGATCAAGTCTTTAGCCGAATCTTCGAGTGATTCGAAGTTAGGCTCATATTCAGGATCATGCTCGCTAGCTTCGATGACTGATTGCATACGAAGAACTTTAGCGTAGATAAGATCGACTATAGTAGCAACGCCACGAGGATAGTAATCTGCTTGACGAATGCGTGAGTGGTCATTCTGATAGTCGTTAGACTTTTTGACTTGCACTTCTGCACATTCTTGCAGGACTTTAAGAGATTCTTTCATAGTACGTCCTTAGTCAGAAACATAAATTAATGGATTGAGTGTGGCTATAAGCATATGTTCTATTAGAACACGCTGTCGTTTATTTCGTGCATTAACATCACTAGATAAGATATATTCTACCACGTATCGTCTATTATGTACACCAGCAGCACGAAACTTTTTACCAGATGCTTCAGTCACCCAGTCTGGTTCACGAATTGATCTTTTATGATTTGCTATTCTGCTTTTGATAGATCTACCAGTTTCACCAACATAATACGGGGCTCGTGTTTCGGCATCTCTGATTACATACATGCCGGGTTCGTGTGGTATATTTTTGTATCTAACATTTTTTTCATGAGCAGAAAATTCATCACCAACTCTCAATTGCAGAGTGTTTACATATTCTGCGCAATGTAGTTCAAACTCTTCCACGAATTTCTTCCATTCGCTTGTAAGATTTGTACCATGATTCTGGTGAACGGGGTTGCGGCATAGACATCTTCAACTTCTTTTTCTTAAACGATGTTTTCAATTCTTTAGCAGCTGCCGTACCCATAAATCTAGATACTAATCTTACCAAATTTATACGGAATTGTACACCGTGATGCATAGCATTCGGTGTCTGATGTGCTAGTTCGTGAAGCAGAGTATACTCATTGAGACCAGAGTTGGCGAGCTTGATCTTGCCAGTCCAGTACGCCATACCAGCATATCGCTTCATACGACCAGTGTGTTCAAGAGACGTCGGCCGACCTTTTAGATCAGACCATAGCTTACTACTCGTGATCTGCTTCATGCGCTTCTCAGCTTCTCTGATGTCTTTGAACTTCTTGATGTCTACCTTCTTTTGAAATGCCCATTCGGCGTCGTAGACTTTTTGCTTCTCGCTATCAATTGAAGCGACTTTGCCAGTACGATGAGGCCTTAGTTTTTTGAGCCAATAGGTTTCATACTTAAAAATCTCTTCTGCATCCATGCCGAGGCTTTTGCACTCGGCAACTGTTTCACTGGGTAGAGTGTAGCGATTTGACTTCACTAACCTTCCTCCAAGTAGAGTTCGACTTCCTCACAAGCTTCTTCGTAGCTCATGACTCGAGTTAGTTGAGCAACAACCTCTTTCTTGGTCCTAGCAAAAGGACCTTCTAAACTTTCGAGTTGGTCAAGAACCCACTCGCCCGTACGGCCGCGGCTGTACGGTTTACAAACATATACTTCACTCATACTTATATCTCCCATCATCATAGATATAGACGTCAAAACGCTGTGCGTTGGCGAGACCTCCTACGATATCGCCTGACCAATTATATCCTTTACCATTCACTTTTTCAATTGGCTCGCGGCCTTTGACAGCCACGCGCTTACACTTTTTGACCAAACCCCAATGACCTGCGTCTTCCCATTTGACGGCAGCGTTCAATACCTTGACACTACGTTTGATACTATTTAAAATTTCCATGTCAACGCATGACAGCGGATCTAATGAACACACGTAGCTTGTACTTTTGCGATCACGAATTTCCATTAGAGTACCTTCAATTTGTTGAAACCATTAATAGAAACTAACCAATATGCATGTTCACCATCATGAGTTTCGATGATATCACCAATACTCGTAGAGTGACCACGATCAATTCGAAGTACACGATCTTCGTCATCCCAATGATTGGTCAGAGCAAAGACGTGGTTCAAGTCGTCAGCGTCTACACGAAAGACTGGAGTGTAGTGCTCGAAGTCACCTGGCAAATAGTTATCGTTGAACGCGATACGTGAAGGTGCTTCTCGCTTGTTTTGAACCTGATGAACGGTGAAAGTTGCCATAGCTTTTTTCCTGTGTTTTTCCATTTGACAAGAGCCATTATACAGCAGGCACCGGGAAAGTACATCTCTAAGTCTTTGATTTTGTTAGACTTTTGGGACGTACCTAAGTTATTGATTTTGTTAGAGATTTTTTTAGACTATTTTTGTATAATATTTACATTTTTTAGAAATCATTAGGGTCCGAGTACGGCATGGTAGCCAGGAGACCATGATTATTCTTATGGCTAGGCGATCGCCAGCCTTTGGGCTTCACCAGATCGGGTAGCCCGAGGGGATTAGGTCGACTGTCTTTCTGACCGACCTCTTTGCGCATGTTCGCTTTGTAGACACGATCCCATGCTTTGTTAGCATCGACACCAAATGCGTCGAGTGTACCGATGGCGACGACACAGATGTCGATCAGACCATCAACGATTTCTTCAGCATCACGTGCATCAACAGCGAGCGATGTCTCGTTGGCTTCTTCATAAAGGAAACGCAGACGAAAGTCGAGAAACTGCTTGAGTTGGTGTTGGTTATTCTTCACCCACTCGTGAACGCCATACTTCTCGTGCATCTTGTTGATATCTTTAACCCAATTCTTACTCATGATGATTCTCCGTATTAACCGATTGAACCGGTCTAAATTTTCGACCGGTTCGTCTTTCTCGTCTAGATGTATCCATCTTACCATTATATAGGGGAAATGTACATGGTGAATAGGTGCGCATATACACTTTCTCATATCCATAATACCACTGACCATCTTTGCAATGTGGAATGTGATAGTCTTTTGGACTTGGTTTTCTTTTCGGTTTTTTGCGAAAACCAAATTTCTCTGTCAAATTATCAAGCAAGTTGCATTCTCTTTAGTTTGCGTTCGATCAACTTTTGTTTTCTTTTTGCTTGATCTAAATGAATTTTCTTTGCTTTAGAAAGATAGTTGACTCCATCAAGATGATCGAGTTCATGTTGAAAAGCTCGCGCTGCTAAACCATTTAGAGTTTCGGTTCTCATACTACCATCGACTTCTTGAAAACGGACACGAATCCATTGTGGCCGTCTAATTTTTACAAATAAGCCAGGAAATGTCAAACAACCTTCTTCTACGACCGCATACTTCTCACTATAATGTATAATCCTTGGATTAAAACACACAATAGGATCAGGTTTAGTGTTTAATACAAATACACGATGCTCAAGACCAAGTTGATTAGCAGCAAGACCCGCAGCTCCGGCTTTCTGCATCATGTCAACCATTTTTTCAGTCAATTCTTTTGGATCTATAGAACCATCAAACTCAAACTGTTCTATTTTTTTGGTGAACGCTGGATGACTCGGCGGTACAATGTGTAGCTTATCCGACATCTTCTAACTCTGGTGCCTCTTCAATTTTGAATTGACGATTATATCCGCCTTCTTCTTGTTTAGGCTGTTGATCAATATAATATTGCGCAGCTTCTTCATCTAAGAATAGTCGAGGTACTGATCGAGTACGACTGAGTTTCATATCGAGTACTGGATCCCAATCCCCGTCTTCTGATACTTGTACTAAAACTTTGTATGCCATATTTCCTCCTACGCAGCGATCTGCGAGAAATTCTTGACCTTCTCAAACTTGATGTTACTGTGGAACTTATCAAAGAGTTGGTCACCTTTGTGTGAGATGACAAAGACGTTCGTGTCTTGTGTCAGTTGTGTAATCAATTTCAAGAACTCATCGGTACCTGTTGTATCAAGGGAAGAATCAAACACTTCGTCCATGATCAAAAGGTTAGTCGTTACCGAGTTTCTTAGCTTGGCGACTGCGCGCCATGTGAAAAGGAGTGAAAGATCAATGCGCATCTTTTCACCTTCGGAGAACGAGTCGTATGTAAACTCATCCCTGAACCTCGACTTGATCTTTTCGTTAAATTGTTCATCAAGTTCGAACTGTACGAAGAACTCCATCGCAGCGAGGTATTTATTCATCAGCTTGTTGATGATAGGCACATATTGCTTGATGATTTTCGACTTAATACCACCATCTTTGAGAAGAGATGATGCAATCTCATATCTCTCTTTCTGAATTAATAATGTCTCGTGCTTTTCTTTGTTCTTACTAAGTGTGACATTTAATTCATCGAGGTTATCTGTCTCTTGCACTTGTGGTACTTCTTCGAGAGATTGATTAAGTTCTTTGATACCATTCTGTGTAGATGTCATCTCGCTGTTAAGATTCATCATAATCTGATTGATGTCGTTGATAGTATCTTGTACGGCTGAGATCTCGTTCAGCCTGCGCTCGACCTCATCGAAGTGGTCGGTCATCTTATCGATACCGTCTTTGATCTCGAGTTGCTTCTCTTGCTGTTCACAGATATGATCTTCTTTGAACTCTTCATCGATAGATTGATGACATGTAGGACAATCGTCATGGTCTTTGAAGAACTCGATCTGTGATTGTATATTTTGTACTTTCGAAGAGAGTTGCATCTTCAGCTCGTTCAACTTACGCTGCTTACTTTTGATAGTGTCTCGGTCTTTGATACTCTCGTGAAGATGCTTGACGTGATTTGCTTTGCCTTCGTATTGCATTCGAAGATCGTCGAGTTTGGTCTCTAGCTCTTCGACTTTCTTTAACTTAGCATCACGATCTGACTTTTGCATTGACATAATTTCGTTAAGATGTTTCTTTGTTAATGAAATACGTTGCTCGAGCATGTCGATCTGATACTTGGCCTCTATCACATCATCTTTATTCTTGTTGATCTTTTCTTTGAGTAGGTTATTCATCTTCGTAAAGATTTCAATGTCGAGCAGATCTTCGATGACATCGCGACGTTCCCATACTTTCATCTGCATGAACGGAATAAAGTTAGCAGAGCCAATCACTACGATTTGTGTGAATGATTTGTGATTGAGTTTAAGTACGTTCTTCTCGAGGTATTCTTGATACTCTCGTACAGATGCATTCTGATCGACAAGCTTGCCATCACAGAAGATCTCAAACACATTTGGCTTGATACCACGACGAATCATGTATTCTTTGCCTTTGACATTAAACTCGATCTCAACAACACAACGCTTGGATGTAATGCTGTTGACGAGTTGTGGCTTATTGATGTTGCGATATGGCTTGCCGTACAGACCAAACGAGATAGCATCGAGCATAGTAGATTTACCTGCTCCGTTCTCGCCTACGATTAGAGTAGATTGTGCCTTGTTCAGTTGGATCTCAGTCCACTGATTACCCGTCGACAAGAAGTTTTGCCAACGTACAGTTTTAAAATAAATCATCCTATCACCAAAAAATGGAAGAAGTGTGCACCAGGTGTGAACTTCTGCAAATTTTTATTCATTACTCAACGCTTCATGGTATAGATCATAGAAGAGATCATTCATTGGTTTGTTGTCACTGAGCTGTAGATTATCTATGTACTTCCGAATGATGGTAATTGTATCTTCGGCTTCGTCTACAATATTCTCATCATCTTCAAGGTCGAGGTTGAAGTTATCTTCGACCACTTGCATGTGTGCAGGATTGGCAGCGTTCAACTTATCGATGTACAGATCAAACAAGTACGGGTTGTCTTTGTTCTTGACAACCACCTTTACATGTGTATCCTTCAACTTTTCAAAGTCTTGCTTCAATACCTCTTCACCTTGACTATCGTCATAGAAAACCTTATGGAACATTATAAACGGATTTTGAAAATAAGTTAACTCTTTTGTTTCGGTGTCGAGAATATGGAATCCACGTGGATCATCATAGTCAGACCATGTCATCTCGTATGGTGCACCAAGATAATTGATATTGTCTTTCGTAGACTTGTGATGGAAGTGGCCAGAACAAACCATGTCAAACTTCTGAAATGCTTTATGCGATAGACCATGATCAATCACTGCACCACGATACATCTCAAAGCCTTGGAACTCGAGATGGCCGAGACAGGTGTCTGACTTTGATTTCTCAATGGCATACATCGCGACATCATAGTTCTGACTATTAATCCATGGCATCATCAGAATAGATGTGTCATAGAAATCTACTTCAGTCGGTTCAGAATACACATGCAAATCAAACTCACCGAGTAAGAGATCAGGTGCATTGACTCTATTAGTATTCTTGAAATAAATGTCATGGTTGCCTACGATACAATGTAGACTTAGCCCATCACGAGCGATAGGATCAAAAAAGTAATCGCGGCAACGAGACAGGGTGTCAAAATTAACATATTTACGCCTGTCGAAAATGTCGCCGAGCTCGACGATATCTCTGACGCCCATTTCTCTAAGAGTTGGGAAAAAGAACTCTGAGTAGAATTTTTTGTAGTATTCGTGGAATTGGATGCTGTCATTACGTACTCCGAAATGTTGATCGGTAATCAATGCAATCTTCATTCTGTAAATTTCTCCAAGCCTTTTGGCTCTGCTGCTTTTTTCTTCGTTTTGTTTTCAAATTTATCGATGATTGGCTTCATCTTCTCGTTGGCGATGTCATAGTTCTTATATGCATCTGAGCCTTCGGCATCGAGGAGTTCTGCATCGACTACTAGTTGTTCGAGCGACTTGTACTTGACGTATGTTTGCTTCTTCTCTTTTTCGATACGTCGAAGGAATGCATACCAAATAATTTGTGTAAAGTATGCGAATGGATTCTTGGATTTTTCTGGATTAAAGCTGTGTACAGCTACTACACAATTTTCGAGGGCATCGCAGATCATCTCGTCTTTGTATGTGTATCCAGAGAAGTTAGCTTTTGTAGCCAACTTTGTGGCAATCATCATAAAGCATTTGCCGATATCTTCTGGTACTCGTGGTGCTGGTTGACCAGCCTTTTCTGCTTCAGCGCAATCGGTTTTAAATTGTTGTAGAAGAGCATAGAACTCTTTGTTGTTGATATAGTTTGCCATCAGTGTACCTCATGATCACCTTTCAATCTTTCCATCATCGCTATGAGAATTTCATCTCTATCATAGTGTTTTTGACGTGGTTTATTTTGTTTGTTTGCATAACTCTGTTTACAGTCTAACAACTCATCTTCGTAAAACGAAATAAGTGAATCAACTGGATCTTTAAATATATGCATGATACAGTCATTTGGTATTGTAACATCAAATGACCGAGTAAAGATACAATATTTGGTAAAGTACATGACTGGAGTATTGGACACATCGCTAATATGATAGCGCATCAACATAGCATCGTCTAGCTCTATACTGTTCTCGTTTTTAATCGTCATCTTACCAAACACTTCTTCACCGTTTTTAAGTTTTACTACTACGTGCATTAGTTTAGTCCTATGCTATATAGTTTGTAGTCGAACTTTTCTTCATCGTATATCTTTACTCTCTCCATCAAATGCTTCAGTGTAAAGTTCGATGTTGATTTCCATGATAGATCATCAGCGATATCATATAGCATCGCCGAGTCCTTTGTATCTGACTTCCTCAATCCTCGTCCTATCGATTGTAAGTTACGTATCTTTGACTTCGATGGACTTGCAAAAATAATCGAGTGCAGATTCTTGATATTTACCCCTGTTGAAAACGTACCGTATGAGGCTACAATGATTGCACCGTTCTCATTCTCTACGATACCACGAATGTCATCACGTTCTTCGCCTTTAACACCACCATGTATGAAGAATACTTTACGATCACCTGCCTCTTCTTTTATCATCTCTTCCAGTATTTTACCATGTTTCTCAACATATTGAAATAAGAGAAGTGTGTTACCTTCTAACGAGAGAGCAAGATTCTTGATAAACTTATTACGGCCTTCGTGTGATACGATGAAGTCCATCTCTGCTTGATAGTCCATCTTCGATACAATCTTGCGAATCTCATCATGGTACTTAAGCGCCAATATCTTGATCTTAAAGTCTGCTAAAGTGCCACTGTCCATTAGCTCCTTCGTTGTGATAACTTTCTGTGCAGGTCCGAATAAACCTTCGAGCACAAGTTTATGTGTCTGTGTTCCGTCCAATGTACCAGTAAAACCAAAGCGATACTCTGTATCTTCCATTTTTTCTAAGATAGATGTCAGTGACTTGGCCTTGAAGAGGTGTGCTTCGTCACCTATGACTACATCAAACTTTTTAAACCAGTCTTTGCGCAACTTGTATATGGACTGCCATGTTGTAATGACGACTGGCTTGTCTGTGTTCTTGTCTTTACCACTAAATATCTTATGACAGTATTTCTCACTGTTGAATCCGTACTCTTGAAAATCTGAGTACATCTGATGTACCAGCGTAGTCGTAGGCACAATGATCAATGTCTGTCGTAGTAACTTACGCATCACCATATAAATGATGAAGGACTTACCAGAA